TTGCGCAGCACAGTACAGCGTGATGCAAGCATTGGGCTAGCCTGCACCATGCTCGACGCAATGTCGAATACGATAGACGCCTGCTCACGGTCAGCAGCTGCGCTGACGATCTCCGCGCCCTTCTCGCCATCCGCCATGAGCAGATAAAGCGCTATGCCTGCGCAGAGCGTACTCTTGCCGTTTTTACGCGGAATCTCAATGTAGCTAGTGCGGTATTGACGCAGGCCATCGGCACGGAGTGTGCCAAATAGAGGAGCGATGATGTCTCTATACTGCCACTCTGCCAGCATGAGCGGACGCCCTGCGTCCGCTCCCTTGACATGCGTCAGGCATGTGCGAAAAAACAGCTCGACATTGCGCGCCGCTAGCTGCCCAGGAGTTTGAGTATCGGGTTGTCGTCGGGCACGCTGGCGCTTGTCACCTGCTGCTCTGCGGGCAGGCGTGTGCTCGATCGTGTCCGCGGCATTAGATTCAGAGATATCAGTATTGACTGTATCCGTGACTCGCTGCGCCCTAGCTCCGCGTACGCTGGGTGTAGCGCTGGCCCGTTTTCTTTTTCGATCATCGGGCTCGGTAGCTGTTCGATCAGGTCTCGCAGGATCTGCGCTCTCGCCAGCATTTTTGCCGTCATCGTCACGGCTGCGAGATCCGACGCCCCGCCCGTCCCCACGTGCGCCATTGCGTCCACTAGCCATTTATAATGCACCATTTCTAATTTTGATAAGCCGACTGGCTTGTCGGGCAATGGTCCGCCAGCTCTCAGCCATGAGGTGCGATCGACTGGCTTGCGACCACGCTTAGCCATTGTGATATCTCCACTTATACCAAAAATATCCAGAGATCCTATGCAAAAACACGTTCAGGTGGCTAAGGCGGTCTTCCTCCCTAAAAAGGGGGTTTTTTGACCCCCCCTTGGCTTTTTTTTTTCAAAAAAAACTTTCAAAAAAAACTTTCAAAAAAACTTTTAAAAAACTTTTTTTGAAAAAAACTTTTGAAAAATTATCCTGAAATTTTCTTCAGCAAAATCTGAAGCGCAAATTTCAAAATAATTCCCACGATAAACGGCGAGACGCCCGCAATCGGGTGGCCTTCATCCTCGCTGCCAGCGATGATCGACTCGATGGCGGTGATCACATCATCCTCGCTGGTCTCCTCAGGCACTGCGCCAGCGACCTCAGCAGCAGGCACAAACGTCTGGCCAAAATAAACGACGACCTCGATGAGAGCGTCAAACACGGGCTTGCCCCATGGCGTCTGGCCACGGGCAAATGATAGCAGAGTCACGAGAGCTGATGTCGGGAACATTGCAATCTCCTACATATTACGCCACGGGATAAACTGAACGGGTTTTGGTTTTGGCGCTGGCCTCGGCGCTGGCTTGACCACTGGCCTCCTCACCGGCGCGACGTACCGCCGCACTGATGGAGCTGCCGATGGTCATGTCGGGCATGGCGGCGCGGCGAGCATGAGCCACGATATCATTATTACTTGCATGGACATTCTCCATCGCAGCAACTATGAGGACATGCGCACTGATTGGCAGGCGCGCTTGTCGGCATGTTTTCCGCACATCCGCAGCACGCAATTGAAAATAACAAAATATAATATACCATTACACCACCTCATTAAGCATAACTAACAACTCGCCATCCGGCAGCACCCGATCCATTATCGGTGCTGTCGTACACCAGATCTGCCCATTCGTTTACGGTAAGGCTCACATTGGTGCCACTGTGCATGTACATTCTGTTAGCTGCTGCACTGCCAGTGTCATTGTGCATCAGCCGCACCGTTGCCGTGCCCACACTAACGAGCCTGATCATGCGCCCGTCAACATGTGCCCCACCTGTCGGGGGTGCAATACCGGTGATGTCTGATGCAGTGGTGCAGTTCAGGCGTTGGAATGCGGAGCCGGTGAGGACGTAATCATTTTGATTTGTTGTGATTACTGCCGGTGTGTTAGCCTTAAACGCAAGCGATCCACCCGCAGAACTTGCAGCACCAGAATCGACAATAATGATTTGTTTTGCGCCACGCCGTAAGCCAACATCTGCTGTTCCACTGGCACTTGACGCAGTCCACCCAAGACCAAACACATTGCCTAATTGGACCATTTTTAACGTGTCCGTTACCTGAAACATGACAAAAGAACTTGTGAAAAGCTGTGTAGCTCGAAAATCTCCAACATTAACAACAGCAGGAGCTGCATTGTCGTTGTTCTTAAACCACAAACCTGCTAATTGCCCAGAGTAATTTGACGTGATATTGAAATGCTGCGTAGCTGCGTTTGCATCTGATCCTAATTTTAGGCGGATAGAACCATCATTACCAGTCGTAGCCTGTGCCCCCGGCTGCAAAATGATGCTACCACCAGCCCCGCTTGTCACCCCGTCCGCGGCCTTTATTGTTATTGATGCCCCTGCCCCGGAACTTGCGCTATTAGGCTGAGACAGGCCCTCAGCAACAATCGCAGCAACTGTAGCCCGACCACTGGGTCCACCAGATGGGGTGACTGGTAGCAGGTCAGTATCTGCTACTGTGCGGGCGTCTAGTTCGTCAATCCGCTTGCTTGCCATTGCCTACCTCATTACTGCCAGATTATGTAGTCTGTCGAGCCGCTGAATATCAAAAAGTCTGTCGCCCCTTGCCAGAGCAGACCATCGATTGGGCCATCTGTGCTGATGACTCGGCTGATGTCAATCGAGAGGCCGATACTGATACCTATCACAGGACACCGGCGGTGGTGGCCAGACGTGTCAGTGTGGCGATGATGTCTGACATGGTCGAGGCGACATCGGCATCGCTGGCGGCGAGCGACCACACATCAGCGATGTGATAGTTGCGCCGCTCTGCGCCGAGCACCCATCCGGTCGGGCTTGCTGCGTCGCGTCGAGCTGATCTGAACCATGCCTCGGCGGTCAACGGCTGCTCGATGCCATCGCCCGAGAACACCAGCGACTCGACGACCCATAGCGGGTACGTCTGCGCTGGTACTGCTGGTGTAACGATCGGTGTGCTGGCTGGGATGTCTGCCATGGTCGATACTCCTAGTAGAGATTGACAATCGATGTCGCGGTGGTCGATGTGCTGCGGACGTGTGAGCATCGGATCGGCAGCACTGTGCCAGCGGGCACGCCGGTGAATGTCACGTTGCCCCCGCCCTGCATCGTGACTACGAGATTGCCTGCGCCGCCGATGTAGAGTGCCCGGCTGACATAGGTCAGCGGTGCCGTGTCACTAGGTGTGACCGCACTGGCATCGTCAGCTGGCGAGGTCATCCCCCCGACGAGATACATCTGCTGATCGATTGCACCAGCGGTCGTGGTCGTGGTCGTCGACATGCGTGATCCTCCTCATCTCACTCTACCGCATCTGTCACGACGTGCGCAACTGCTCACGTGCAGTTTTTTTCGAGTGGCATGAGTGGCATAGCGGCTGGAGATTGGCTCGATCGTTAGTCCCACCTCTCGCTAACGGCATGATGTGATCGACCTGCGATGCAGCGCCACCGCATGCTCGGCACATCGGCTCCTCTCTCAGCACCATGAGACGCCATCTCGCCCAGGTGCGGTCGTATCCGCGAGCGGCAGCGCATGGTCGCGTCTCGGGTGCTCGATTCGGCCGCGGCAGGTGGTGTCGCGCTGGTCGATGCTGCGGGATTCGGTCGGCCATAGTTTCCTCTCCTTACACCCGCCAGCCCAAAAGACCCATAGGCGATAGCCGTATGGGTTTTTGGGTGGCGGCGCCTACCCTTATAGTACTCGCGTGCGCGCGCTCTTTGTATTTATGTATTAGTATTTATGTATTGTGTTAGTGTAGCGCCGTCACTGCCACTGGCCTACGTTGCACTGCGGCCAGCTGGCAGCTGACGGATTTTAAGCGTTACGTACGCGCGCGCGTGAGAGCGGGCACATGGGGGCCCATAACGCCAGAGCCTTACACAATCGGGGCGCCAAGGCAACATCTTTGCAAATTCGTGAGATCGGCCACTTAAAACGGATCGTCGATTCTAGGCCATGTTATTAACGATTAAACGCCATGCCTCGATATAACAATCTGCACACACGCTGCTGAGATGGGCAGCATGTCGTAGCTTACCTCGATGTGCCGAACGATGCCGCAGTTGTCATCTGCTATTACGCACCAGCGTACTAGCCAATCGAGCGTGGGCTTGACGATGTTGTCAATGTCGCGATCTCTACGCCAGCCAGTACCCGAGCGCACCGTGATCGAGATCGAGACCGCCGTCTGAATTGCGTCACGCGGCACTCGAGTCGTGAGACCGATCAGATCACACTCCTCGAGCCAGCGGCTGTATTGAGCGGACTTGACCACACGCCCGCGGCGAGCTGGTCGCCAGATTGCGTTTGCACTCGGTGGCACTGGCAGCGTGATCAGGATGGGCGCTGGCGGCATCGTGCTCTCTCCTGGGCGAGTCTCTCGACCTCGCGTGGATCGAGTCGATGATGACCATCACCGGGTCGGGGAGTTAGACGACCCAGCTCGACGAGTGCACGTACATATCGCGGGCTAACTCCTAGGATCTCGGCCGCGCGGCGTGTACCTACGGTCTCCATCGGATGTCCTCATGACGACGGGATCTACTGCCGATCATATCCGCAGGAGGACACGACATGCGATACCAGATCATATTGTCAATACCGCTCATTTTTTTCATGTGTGGCTGCGCAGGCACGCAAATATCTGCGAGCGTAAGTTACAATACGCCAACGACTTCGGTCACAATTTATGCAAATCGGTAGAATTCTAGTTGACGCCTTCCGATGCCGGAAGTATTGTTCTGGTGTCGGGCACATCGCTCGACGGGACTGAGAGACACGGAGGCCGACATGAGCACCATCAATAACATTAGTGACGTAGTCATCAGGGCAGCAGCAACGCAGGCTATTAGAGCAGCTCGCACATGGGGCGTTGACCCAGTCGATCTGATTGAGCAGCGTTTGCGCCGCATTGGCGTCAGGCTCAACATGCGAGCCGAGAGCACCGATGGCCACGATCTAGTTGAAATGTGCGATGGCAGATGGTTGAGATATGCACCACACATGGGTCCAGACGCAGTGATCATCTGCGACTAACCGATCACGAGCAGCGGGGTCGTCCCTATGCAGAATGTGCGGGGAATGTGGACAAATTCTTTGTGCGGTCTCGCTGCTCGCGTTTTTGCCCGCTTTTTACTTGTCATGACTGGAGAATAATACATGGCTCGAATTGCGCCAACGACCACGACTACGGCAGCGGCCAAAACGCTAGGCTGCACAGTGCGCTGGGTTTGTTATCTGATAGCCAACAAGGTGCTAGAAGCTCGCCGAGACGAGCGAGGATTTTGGCAGGTCAGGATTAGCAGTGTGATTGAAGAACAGCGGGCACGGACTGTGCGAGCAAACTTAAGGAGTCGCAAGGATGCGAGGATTGACGCTGACACGAAAAGAAGGGGAGCACATAGTCCTCACGGTAAAAAAGGGCGATAAGGTTGTTGTGATCGGCGTGATCACATTGGCAAAAATAGACGGATCAAGAGCACGTCTCAGGATCATGGCTGATGCTGAGATCGGGATCAGGCGATACCAAGGGCCGCTCAGCGGCGAGGACGCAACGACATGACGACGAGCACACTACTAGCCGCGCAGCTATTGCTGCGTGACGGGATGAGTATCATCCCAGTGGCGCGGGCCAAGAAGCCTGCGATTGCGTGGGCATCGCACATGCTGCATCGTGCTGACGATCAGACAGTCCAGCAGTGGTACTCGTCGTCATCTAGTAACGGTATCGGCATTGTCTGCGGTCATGTCAGCGGGCAGCTTCTGGTACTCGATGTCGAGAGTGAGGCAGCGTGGCTGCGATTACTCGATACAGTGCGACTCGGTGCAGATGACCAGCTGATCGACATGATCGAGACGAGCAGCCTGAGCGTGACGCCGTCAGGTGGTCGTCATCTCCTGATGCACCTAGACTACTCTACGCCACCTGGCACGGTGCTGGCTCGAGATGCTGCTGGCGAGGTGCTCATCGAGACACGCGGGCAGGGACACTATATCGTCGCTGCTGGCTCACCTGAGCATGTGCACCCGACCGGGATCCTGTATCGATGGGATCGATATCTAGATCCTGAGGAGCGAGCAGTATGGTCTGCTCACCACATTCACGCGATCTTGACGATCGCACAGAGCCAGCATTGCCATGTACCGCAGGCTCAGCGTAGCGATCCAGTGACACGAGTACCAGGAGAGACCGGTGCTAGCGATGCTCCTGGTCAGGTATACAACGCTCGAGGTAGCTGGGATACGCTGCTCTGCGAGGCCGGATGGACGCTTGTTTCTACTCGAGGTGAGAGCCAGTACTGGAGGCGACCAGGCAAGACTAGCGGGATCTCAGCCACGGTCGGCCATTGCCGCAACGACCGAGCCGAGCCGCTGATGTACGTGTTCACGTCGAGTGCATCGCACCTAGAGCCGGGCCGCGCATACTCTTTGTTTAGTGCACGTACTGCCATGCGCCACGGTGGCGACTATGGCGACTGCGCCCGTGCGCTGTATCGGGATGGGTATCGCTCTGAGCAGGTCACCGCTACGCTCAGGGTCTCCTCTCCCGATACGGCCACGTCATCAGCAGTCGAGGATCCGGTCGTGACGCAATCTACGCCGGACCCGGTGCGCAGACATCCAGACGGACGTGAGCGCCGATACCTGCTGACCAGTGAGCTACCTAGGGTCGATCCTGCGATGAATTGGATCTGGTACGGGTGCATCAGACGCGGGGCGGCGACGATGATCTCAGCACATCCTAAGGTCGGAAAAACAACGCTGATTTCGCATCTCTTGCGCTCATTGCAGGATGGCGGAGAATTCCTTAGCCTTACGACTCAGCCAGCTCGAGTACTGGTGCTGACTGAGGAGGATGGGCCGACTATCGCAGAGCGAGCCGACATCATCGGCATTTGCGATCATGTAGCGTGGTATGTACGACCGTTCACATCTCGCCCGACGCTCGTCGAGTGGAAGGAATGGGTAACCATGACAGTGCAGGATTGTATCGACCATCAGGCTGATCTACTAATCGTGGATACCTTGATGCGGAATATGCCCTTGCGTGACGAGAACAACGCAACCGAGATCGATGATGCTTTATTGCCATTGTGGAAACTGATGGAGACTGGCGTGGCTATTGTCGTGATCCATCATCTCAGAAAGGGTGGAGGCCCTGAGGGTACTGGCGCGCGTGGGTCGTCTGCGCTAATGGCATGGCCTGAGGTGACGTTTGAGTTGTCAAGAACCAATCCAGACGATGTCGATTGTCGGCAGCGCACACTGCGCAGCAATAGTCGATTTCGGCAGACGCCGGTCGAGCTTGTGATTGAGCTCGGCGATGACGGATATACAGTATGCGGATCGTTGCGAGATGCTGAGGCTCGCGGGATTCACACAGCGATTAGTCACATGCTGGCCAACGGAGAGCCCATGTCGCACTACGAGATCGCTACTGCCATGGGGCGAACCCGGCAGACAATTGAGAGCCACCTTGCGAGGATGGTCGACGCGGGCGTCCTGCGTCGAACGGGTACGGGTACTAGGGGTGATATTCACCGTTACACGATAGTTGGAGTTTGACATGAAATTGGTCGCACAGAGTGATGTTCGCGAAGATCTGCCAGCAGGCGAGTACAGCTCGAGGCTGATCGAGGTCAAGACACTGCCACCGAGCGAGCTACACCCTGATTGGGGCTCATCGCTGGCGTGGGAGTACGAGGTGCTGCTTGGGCCGCGTAAGGGCCAGAGAGGCACGGCCTTCACGCCATGCGTGCTCAAGAGTCAGAACGGTCTTGGAGTGCTGATGCGCTCGATGCTTGGGCGAGCGTTTGCGGCTGGCGAAGAGTTTGACGCTGATGCCTTGATCGGCAAGACGTTCAAGATCTTCGTTGACTTTAATAAGTCTGGCTCGCGCACACGAGTGATGCGAGCCATTCCGATCGAGGATCCGTCGATCCCGCTGGCAAACGTCACATCAGCGCAGGCTCCACCGTTCACTCCTGGGCCGCGTACTGCGCCAGCGCCAACAAACGAGCTAGGGCATAGCGCTCCTCGACGACCAGCGGTAGCGCCACCGGCTGCGCCAGTCGCCAAGGTGCCAGTCGTAACCGTGGCAGATTACAAGCGCCAATCGTGCTTTGCCTATGTCCAGATTGGAGAGGATCCAGAGACGCACGAGATGCAGGTCTCAGCGATACGTCAGCTCGTAGTCTCCGGCACCTCGCCGAGCGAGATCTTCTGCTATATACCAGAGACAGCGTCATGGCTGACGCTCACGGCAGTGGACATGCCGTTCTGACCTGTGCTTACGGGTTCAGAGACTCATGGATTGAGTCTGATG